TGACGTACAACGGGCAGCACTATGTCTCGAAGATCGACGGGAACGTGTGGAGCCCCAGCGCCTACCCCCAGGGATGGGAAGTTTACCAGTGAAATAGAAAGGCGGTGCGCCATTGGATGAAAAGTGTATTTTAGACCCACAGAGAGACTGTATCGGTAAGGCGGAGGCCGCCAAGCTGGAGGGTCGGATTAAGGCCCTGGAGGAGTGGCGAGAGGATTCCAAGAACTTCCACGCCAAATTTTACGACTGGCAGAGAGAGCAAATAGCCAGAGATGCGCGGCTGGATGAAAAGCTCACCGGCATGGACGACAATATCAAGAAAGTTCTAGCAAAGCAGGAAGCATGTGAGTTAAAGCCCGGTAAGCGCTGGGACGCCATTGTGGACAAAGCCATCTGGGCTGTTCTGGCGGCGGTTATTGCATTTGTTCTGGCGAAGGTGGGTCTATGAGCGTCCTTTATATCGTTGCGGCAATCGTCGTTGCGGCTCTCGTTTTTTTGGCTGGTATGTGGTACAGCAAGGGGAATCGAGAGGGAACAGAGACAATGAAAGCGCTTGTTTGGTTTATCATTGTCAACGCCGTGGCATGGGTTTGGTTCTCCTACGTATTGGCTTACATGGGACGCACCGTTATAGCCGAAAGCCTGTCCGAAGTTGCTTTGACTACAATCCTTGGTACCATCTTTGGATATGCCGCAAAGTCCGCAGTAGAAAACCTATCAAAGCATAACAAATGGCCCGACAAGGGCGGAAAGGATGATACAAATGCCTGAAACCATTTTGAAGCGTCTTGGAGCGTTGCTGTCCGTAAAGTCCCTGGTGACTCTGACGCTCACCGGCGTGTTTGCCTTTATGGCCTGCACCAATCAAATCAGCCAGGACTTTATGACCATCTACGCGGTTATCATCGCCTTCTACTTCGGCACCCAGTCTCAGAAGCTCCAGGACACCATTGACGGGGGCGGTGCTGAATGACATTCAAGCAAGCCCATACAGGAAATTACCAGAAAGGCCGCACTCAGCCCGTGGAGTACATCGTGGTCCACTACACCGCCAACACCGGCGATACTGCCCAAAACAACTTGGACTACTTTGCCCGTACCAAGACCGGCACCTCAGCCCACTACTTTGTCGACGAAAATGAGGTTTGCCAGTCGGTCCAGGATACGGACGTGGCATGGCACTGCGGGTCCAATAACCCACGTCACCCTTATTGCCGGAATGCCAATAGTATCGGTGTCGAGATGTGCAACAGCGTTGGAAGCGTCCCAGAGGCCGTCAGAGACCGCACAGCGGCCTTTGTGCGGGAACTGATGGACAAGTATGGGGTGCCCGTGGAAAACGTCCTGAGGCACTACGACGTGACAGGAAAGCGGTGTCCGGCTCCCTGGGTGGACCATCCCGGAGAATGGGAAAAATTTAAAACGATGTTGGAGGTGGACGATTTGACGGAAGAGCAGGTGCGGCAGATCGCACGGGAGGAGTGGGCCGCCCAGGAAGCCAAGCGCAACAATGCAGCGGCCAGCGGCTGGGCGGGGCCCTACATCCAAAAGGCCATTCAGGCTGGGATCCTGGCCGGGGTGGACGACGGCAAGGGCGGGAAAACCATCGCCAGGCCGCAGGGGATTTCCACCCGGGAGGAGATGGCCACCATGGGGGTGGCCATCTTGGAGGCGGTCAGGAGGGCTATTGCCGGAGCGTAAAAAAGGAGGGGGAAGCTGACGCTCCTCCCTCCTTTTGCTATTTGTCCTGTCCTCGCTTTTCTTTTCTCCTTGCATATGCTGCGCGCTCTTTTGCTCGTATCGGCTCCGGATTTTTTGCGCGTTCTTCTCGACGTTTTGCATTCTGCGCCGGGTAATAGACATCCTTATGAGCTTGATTCCAGGCCCGGGACATTGGGCGGTCCGCCTCACGGACTCCCTCATAGGCGCAGTCCGGGCAGTATTTCTGGCGGGCGGACTTTACCACGTACTCAGCGCCACATCGGACGCATTTATCAACGCTCCCTAGGGGGCGATTTGCCTTGCGTCCTTTCTCCCGATATTTGGCCTGGGCTTCCCGCCTTCGTAGCTCCCGGCAGGCGGGACAATACCAGGCACGGGGGCCGCCCTCAAAGGTCGCTCCGCACTGGCGGCAGGTGCGGGGACGCACTACGTTGGACATCATATCAAATCGTGCGGGTCGACGCCGAGGGCGTCGGCGATTGCCAGCAGGTTTTTGGCGGTCATGTTCCCGGCCTGGGCCTCGCCCAGCTCTACCTTTTGGATTTGCCGGATGTAGACGCCGGAGGCCTCAGAGAGCTCCTTTGGAGAGAGGCCAGACGACAGCCTGGCCCACTCCAGTTTGGAGATCGGGCGGTTGTGGCAGTCCCGCCCGTAGTTGACGAGGGAGCAGAGGGTACAGTTCCCGTCCTTCCGCTGGCAGTCCCCGTACTTCCGCCTCATTCGGTCTCCCCCTCTCCCAGCTCCTCGCGGATCGCGTCGAGCTGCGCTTGCAGCTCCTGCTCGTGAGCGGTGTAGTCATCGCTCAACCAAAGCTCCGGGCGGGTAAGGATGTCATCGACGGCGTCGGCCCCATACTGCTCTCTGAGGGCGTCCAGCGCCTCCTGGTAGCGCTCATACATGGAGATGTACTCGGCCCACCAGTCAAAGTCCTCCTGCCCGATGCGGTACGCGCCGGCCGCATCATCATAGTGGATGTAGTCCCCAACAGCTCCGCTGTTTCCGATCAGGTCGCTGCTCCAGTCCATCCCGGTCTTGGAGTCGATGATGGTCAGCTTCTCGAGATTCCCGGTCTCATTGATGATAAATTTCATTTTGCTTCCCCTTTCTTTATTTAAGCGGCCACAAACTCGCCGGTCAGGTTGTCGACATAGCCGATTTTCTCAGTGCGCTTGCGGTTCCAAGCGCTTGTGTAGACAGCTACCTCAACATAGGTACGATTCTTCCCGTACTTAGCCCAGTCATTCACACGTACTTTGGTGTTCCAGTCGATGTTAGCGGCGATCTCCTCGGCCTTGTTCATGGCTTTGGCAAGGGCCTAGGCGGCGCGGAGGGCGGTGCTCATGCTCACGTTAGCGTTGCGGCGGATGTGCCAGGCATTTACCATGATCTCACGCTTGTTATACATAACTCTTTACCTCCTGGGATGTTTCCCTCTTGATGATTCTATTATACGCCGATATTGACGTTTTGTCAAGCGTAAAATGCCGATATTAGCATAAAAATTTGAATCGGGCAAAAATAAAAGTGGACACCACATGGACACCACTGAATTGTATTTCAATGCCTCTCAATGATGTTTTACTTCCAGTTTAAAAAATGAAAAACCCTGGAAAGTTATTGAAACTCAATACTTTCCAGGGTTTTTTCTTGGTACGCCCGAAGGGACTCGAACCCCCAACATTCAGAACCGGAAGCAGAAATTGAAAAATCTTGTATCCATTGGCGCTCTAGGCGCGAGCGGTTTTTCCATTTTCGTGGCCACCGCTTTGGCCACCATCGCTATCTTTTTGGCCACCAGAGCCGTCCAGGAGGGCAATTCCGGCGTGTAGCGTCGCGCCGTCCCGGTGGGTGTAGATATTGGCCGTGGTCTGGATGTCGGAGTGGCCCATCAGCTCTTTGGCCACGTTGATGGGGACCCCGGCTTTTTGCAGGTCCGTGCAAAACGTGTGCCGCAGGCAATAGGGCGTCAGATCGGGAGCCACCACGCTCTCCACGATCTGGTTGCGCTCCGTTTTAGCCCCCATGTAGATGTCCAAGTCCCGTTTAAATCCGGTCCAGAGGCGGCGGAGGCTGTTGGCGTTCTGCCGGTTTCCGGCGCCGGTCTTAAAAACCGGCGAGAACGGCTCTCCCTGGGCCGCCTTGAGCTTTGGCAGCAGGGCGGCATGGATAGGGATGTCCCGGACCCCGGCGGCGGTCTTTGGGGCCTTGATTGCGTTGGTGGCCCCGGACTCCAGGGCGGCGTGGACGTGGATCTCGTTGTTGGCAAAATCCACATCCGCCCAGTTGAGGGCGGCGGTCTCCCCCGGGCGCATCCCGGTATAGAGCAGCGTGAGGACCCATAGGCCGGAGCGGTGGACCTCCGCCACGGCCAGGATGGCGGCACGCTCCGCCTCGGTGATGGAGCGGCGGGTCCCCTGGGTACAGGACGGGAGCTCCAGCAGCTCCGCCGGGTCGTATGGGATCAGGCGGGACTGGCGTGCCCGCTTAAACATTTCCTGCAACACCATGCGGACCTTTTTGACGTGGCTGGCGGACATACCGGCCTGAGCATTTAGGATGCGCTGGAGGTGGACGTCCTTCACGTCCCGGAGCTTCATGTGCCCGATGGCCGGCTTGATGTATTTTTTCCATTTTTCGTCATACATTCCCAGGCTTTTGGCTGTCAGCCCCTTATGCTCTTTATAGGTCTCTTTCCATTGGTCGTACCAGGCGGAGACGGTCATGGCGCCGGAGATCAGCTCCTCTCCCCTTTTGGCCGCAGCCAGCTTTTCCGCCAGGCGGGTGAGGGCTTCCAGCTCGGTCTTGCCCTTCCCCTCGTATTTCTTCCCGTTGTATCGGGCGGTTTTTCTGACGTACCGTCCCATTGCATTATCCTCCTATTTTTGATACAATAAGAGGGCAGATGGCTGTCCCATGCAATCTGCCCCTTTTGCCCCTGTCCGGTGCGCCAACACCGGGCGGGGGAATTTTTGTTCCTAAATCCGTCTGCGCGGGCGGATTTTGCTCACTCAAGATTTGCAATCGCGTAGTCCGCCTCGGAGGCGGTAAACTGCTCACCATATTCGGACGTCAGCTGGTCCCAAACAGCGTCCTTAGACATGCTCATATCGTAATAGTAACTCTTTGCCTTTTCCAGGGCGTTTGCGTTATAGTCGGCTTGGAGGTTATCCACAGCGTACTGGGCCTCCTCGGGGGTAAACTGCTCGCCGTACTCAGAGGTGAGCTGGTCGTAAATCCCCTGCTTGGACATGTGCATATTATTGCTGTAACTCTCTGCCTTTGCCAGGGCGTTTGCGTTATAATCCGCCTGGAGGTTATCCACAGCATACTGGGCGGCCTCCGCGGGGAAGCCCTCCCCGTACTCGGAGGTGAGCTGGTCATAAATCGCCTGCTTTGACATATTCATAAGGCCACTATAACTCTCCGCCTTTGCCAGCGCGTTTTTGTGCTCCTGGGGGACTCCATCGTCCACGGGAGGTTCGTTGACATCCTGCACGTCCGGCTGGGTAGACTGGGCTGCGGATCCGTCTGTCTGGCTGCTCACCGTGCCAGGGTTGTAGTCCACGGTGCTCTCATCGCCTCCTCCGGAGCCCCCGGCAATGGCCAGCACGACCACAACGACGATGAGCCAAAACCACCAGCGCTTATAAAACGGCTTCTTCATTTCTAACTCTCCTTTTTTACATGTTGCCGCCCCGGGCGGCGGGGAAGTTAAGTCCTATTTATTGGACGGGTGGGAATTTCTAGTTGACTTTTCGAACGTATGTTATATAATGGGGATACAGACAGCGGAACATGAGAGGAGGCGCACCGATGAACAACAAGGGGAAACAGAGGATGCAGGAGCGGGAGATCATAGAGGAAATTGTGAGACTCCTGTCTAGCATGGACGCCAGAAAGATCAACGCCGTCTATCGGTTCGTCCTGGGTATCAAATGATCCGCGCCGGAGTCCTGCCGGAGTTCGTCCACCAGTTTCCAGGCCATCTGCTCCAGGAGGGCCCACTCATCCGTGGTGAGCCGTGACATTACAGACAGGAGCCGCCGGCGGAAGTCGGGGTCCTCCCCCTTCATCACCTCCCCGAAAAACTGGGCCAGCTCCTCGTCCCGGCTGAGCTGAATATAGGGATCTCCCCGCCCGGTGCGCAGCCAATCCTCATTTACATCATATTCCCGGCAGATGTCCGCTATTGTGCGGTCACTTGGTTCTTTCTCCCCGGAAGCAAGCCTGGAGACAAAAGATTGCGATATATTCAGTTTTTCAGCAAATTCGGTTTTCGTCTTAGCCTTATCTTTAATTACTTTTGTAATTCGCTCGGCTATTTCCTGCATTTCCATCACCTCCTTCTGAGTGTATTTTAAATCTGCGGACAAAAAAAGTCAATAAGAAATTATGCCTGAGGCAAGAAAAAATGCTTGACTAATTGTCTAAGACATGCTATATTATGACCAGGACAAGAAAGGAAGGAGGTGGGTGGGATGGAATTGACGATCAGAGGCGAGGCAAAAGAAATCGCCGCCCTTGTACTGGAATTACAAGAGCGGCGGGGTGAAGAACTTCCGAATTACATTCCGGCTTCTTCATCGAGAGATTGAATTGCATGATAACAATCATGCAGGAGCGTCTGGATTGTTTCTCCAGACAAAGGCTGCATCCTGGAATCCGGCCTGGAAAACCAGGCGGAAATATACGAAGACGCAAGCTCAACAGCAAGTTCTTTGTCCGTTTTCATATTTTCACCCCCTTCCTACCGCCCCAATTCTACCACGGGCGGAGGAGGGGGGCAAGGGGAGCCCACCTGACGAGAGCCGGACGGCGACCGGCCGAAACCGCCCCCGGGCGGTCGTGGGGAGCCACAGGAAAGGAGTGATTTTTTTGAGCGAGATGGAAAAGAAGCTGGCCGACAGCCTGGCGAAGGCTGCAGCCGCCCTCCCGGAGAGCAAGCGGGAGTTTCTGCTGGGCTACGCCGAGGGTGTGGCGGCCATGACCGAGGCGAAGGCACCGGCGGCCCCGGCCGTGGAGGACAAGCCGGAGGAGCCCGCCTCCTGACGGGGGCGGGCTCAGGAAAGGAGGAGACGGCATGCAGGACAAATATATCACCGTCTCTGCGGAGCTGGCGGAGCAGGAGGACCGGAAGCTGATGGCCCTATTTGAGTTCTACGGGTGGGTCAAGGGCGCCCTGGACTCCAAAACACGCACGCCGGAGGAGCGGCTGGAGAGCATCCGGGAGGGCATGCTCACTTTGGAGGCGAATCTGGAATCCATCAGAAAGGAGGGGCACGGATGAGCTATCACAATGGCGCCTGGTGGTACCAGGGGCGGAAGTTTGAGAGCCTGCGCGCAGCGCTGCTGACCGCTTGGCGGCGGTAAAAAAAGAAAGGGGCAACACCATGGGACAGATCGTAAAAAACAGCTCCGCCCTCTACCGGGCCATCCGGGAGAAGGCGGAGGAGATCATCGGCCGGAACGGGCCGATGTTGGACGGGGCGGCCCTGGCTAAAGAGCTGGGGGTGCAGGACAAGCGCACCGCCGCCCGGTGGGCGGAGGAGCACGGGGTCCCGGTCAGCGCCATCGGGCGCGCCCGGCGGTACGAGGCACGGCTTGTGGCCCAGGCCATCGTCCAGAGCCGGGGCATGTGCTGAGAGGGGGTGGGCGATATGACCTATCAGCAGTACCTGGATCAGCTCCAGGCCGCTGGGAGCAAGAGCCGGAGAGCGGACATCCTTCGGCTGGCGGCCAGGGATCCGGACCTCAGCAACGCTGAATTTGTGGACCTGGTTCACATGGTTTACCCGAAGGAGTAAACCGCAACAACACGAGACTGTAACGAAGGAGGATTTGCACATGGCATACATTGTGTGCAGATTGGATTACCTTGGCAGAGTCGTCATCCCAATGGAGATGCGCCGGCAGCTTGGATGGGCCCCCGGGACGCCGCTGGACATCGTCCCGACGGAAAACGGGGTCCTTGTCCGGATGCCGGACGCGGGCCATCCTGCCGACCACGCCCGGCGGCTCCGGGCCCTGATGATGGACACCGGCGCAGACCCGGATCTGCTGGAGCTGGCCGACGAGCTGGTGTCCAGGCTGGAGGTGGGCTCATGCAACGAGACGAGCTGACCCGGGAAGAGGCCATCCGGCGGCACCGGGCCATGTGGAATTGGCTGGCAGATCAGGCAGAAACAACTGGGAAATTGCACTCAAAATTTAATGCTATTCTGGCGCTCTGGCCGGACGAGGATTGGGCCCCAATCTTAGAGTGCTGGATGTGCGAGTTGGCTGGCGGCTGCTATGACGGGAGTACGTGCGCTCTTGTGTGGCCAAATGGCCGATGTGCCCCGTATATCGGCAAAGGAAACGAGTATTTGTTCTCGGATTGGGTCTTTGCACAATGTATGGGGGACACAAAAGAATACATTAACCTGGCCCGTGAGATCGCCAACCTTCCGGAGCGGGAGGTGACCGGGAAATGAAATGCGTACGATTTAACTCCGAATGCCCTTGGTATAGAGAGTACTACCAGGTTGACGAATTCGAGTGCGAAGACTGCCCCATTATGCAGGAGTTCCGGGAGTATCGGGAAATGTGTGAGGAGGTGTGAGCGATGTGGGACAAGCTGCGGCGGCGCTGGCCGCGCCTGTACGAGGCCCTGGAGTGGGTGACCTTCGGCCTTGCCCTGGGATCGTTTCTCCTTGCCCTGGCCGTGTACATGGCCGTCCGGGCATAAAAATACCCCGGGGGCTACACAGCCCTCCGGGGCAGGGGATCAATGGGGTTGATCCACCACGAGACACCTGTATTATACCACACCGCGAGACAAAACACAAGGGGTTGATAGCATGAGTGAGAGCCAAATCAAATCCGGGCGGAAAAAGGGATTTGTAGTGCTGTTCCGGTCGGCGGCGCAGGACAACCGCCTGAGTCTGGAGGCCCGGGGCCTGTTTGCCCTGATGATCTCCCTTCCGGAAAACTGGGAATACTCGGTGACCGGCCTGGCCAAAAAGGCCGGGTGCGGCCGGGAGAAGGCCCGGCGCCTGCTGCGGGAGCTCCAGACCGTCGGCTACCTGGCGCGGGAGCAGTCCCACGACGCCGGCGGGCAGTTTTCCGGGGCGGTCTATGTCCTCCAGGATGAGGCCCCACCGTTGGACGGGTTTCCGGGCAACGGTGAGGCGGAAAACCCACCGTCGCCCGAAAAACCGACGACGGGTGAGCCGTCAACGGCTGGACCGTCGACGGGGGTCGAGCCGGAAAAGAATAAAGAGTTAAAGACTCCAGAAGAAAAAGAACCCCCTAAAGCCCCCCAGGGGGCGGAGCCCGCGCCGAAAAAACGGCGGGCCAAGGAGTGGAAGCCCACTGCCGACTGGAAGCCGGAGCGTTTCGAAGCGTTTTGGGCGGCCTACCCCTGCGGGCGGGACCGGCAGGCGGCAATCCGGGCCTGGGACAAGCTCCGGCCGGGGGACGACCTGATCCACAAGATGGCCCTGGGCCTCAAGCGGGCCATGGCCCGGGAGGATTGGCAGCGTGGCATTGGGATCCCATACGCCTCCACCTGGATCAACAACCGGCGCTGGGAGGATGAGGACAAGCACCTGCCCTCCGCAGTGCCTGCCCCTACACCCCCGCCCGCCCCCCGGCCCTACCACCTGGAGGTGATCGATGGGGAGGAGGTGGTGGTCTATGACGGCTGATCTCCGCCCGCTGGACGCGGAGGCGGCGGTGGTGGGCTCCATCCTGATCGACGACCGCTGCCTGCCGGTGGTGGAGCAGCTGCTCCGGCCGGAGGACCTGGCCCTGGAGGTCAACCGGGCCATCTACCGGGCGGCGCTGGCCCTCCGGCGGGAAAACCGCCCCATCGATCCGGTGCTGATCCAGGAGGAGGCGGGGCGCCAGGGGACAAAGCTGGAGACCGCCTACCTCCTGGAGCTGATGGACACCACGCCCACGGCCCAAAACGTGGAGGCCTACGCCAAGATCACCCGCCAGCACTCCCTGCGCCGGGCGCTGGATAAGCTGTGCGACGACGCCAAGGCTGCCGCCGCCGGCGGGGACCCGGGCGAGGTGCTGGCTGGCCTGGCCAGGGACGCGGCGGAGCTCCAGCGGGAGGGCGTGACGGACGAGCTAATCCGGCCGGACGAGGCGATGCTCTCGTTTTATGCCCACCGGGACGAGATCGACAAAGGCGGCTCCGCCGGGTATGTGTCCACGGGCTACCGGGACATCGACCTGATGCTGGGCGGCGGGATGTTGTCCAGTGGCATGTACATCCTGGCCGCCCGGCCCGGCATTGGCAAAACCACCCTGGCCCTGAACATCGCGGACCGGGTGGCGGAGCGGACGGGGCCGGTGCTGTTTGTATCCCTGGAGATGGACGTGGAGCAGCTGGTGGCCAAACGGGCGGCCCGGCTGTCCGGGGTCCCGGCCAACCGGCTGCTGATGGGGCGGCTCTCGGAGCCGGAATACGCCAAAGTGATGGACGCTGCTGGGAGGCTGGAGAAGATCCCCTTGTACATCAACCGGAGGACCGGGGCCACCGTGGAGCAGATCGAGGCGCTGGCCCGGCGGGTCCAAGGGCTGGCCCTGGTGGTGGTGGACTATGTGGGAAAGATCACACCCAGCGCAAACAGCTACCGCAACAGCGACCGGTACAACTATATGACGGAGATCTCCGGGGCCCTGAAAACGATGGCCCGTGCGCTCCGACTCCCGGTGCTGGCCCTGTGCCAGCTCAACCGGGCCAACGAGGGGCGGCGGGACAAGCGGCCGCAGCTCTCCGACCTGCGGGACACGGGCGCGCTGGAGCAGGACGCCGACGGAGTGATTTTTTTGTACCGGGAGGCGTACTACGACCCGGATGGCCGTCCCGCCTATGCGCCGGAGCCCATTCAGATCATCCTGGACAAAAACCGGCACGGGGCAACCGGGACGTGTGAGCTGGCATTTTCCATGGCCGTGTCCAAATTTACGGCCATGAGCAACGACCCGAGAGACGCGGCGCGGCGGTATTACCAGACCGAGCCGGACCACGAGCAGACCAAAATGGAGGTTTGATGGATGAGTACCACGAGACAGATAGAGACCGTCGAGGCTCAGGCGCCGGCGGAGGGCCGGACCATTGAGACCATCACGGATGAGATTTTGGACGCCAAGCGCACCGGCGGCGAGGCCATCCTCACCATTGGCCGGTGTCTCATCGAGGCCAAGGACATGCTGCCCCATGGGGAGTGGCTGCCCTGGCTCAATGAGCGGGTGGAATTTTCTGAGCGGACGGCACGGAACTTTATGCGCCTGGCAAGAGAATGGACAAATCGGCAAACGCTTGCCGATTTGGGAGCCGCGAAAGCCTTGACGCTGTTGGCTTTGCCGGCAGAGGAGCGGGAGCAGTTTGTGGAGGACCACAACGTCATCGACATGAGCGCCCGCCAGCTCAAAGAGGCCATCCGGGAGCGGGACGAGGCTCGGAAGGACGCCGAGGCCGCCAAAGCGGACGCCTCCGCCGCAGAGCAGGCCCGGGCCAAGATGGAGGCGGACATGGCAGTGGTCAACGCCTCCCTGGAGGCGGCCCGGGTGGAGAAGCAGAAGGCGGACCAGGAGGCCGCCCGCCTGGAGAATGAGCTGGCCGCCCTGAAAGCCCGCCCCGTGGAGGTGGCCGTGGAGACTGTGGTGGACCCGGAGGCCATTGCCAAAGCCCGTGAGGAAGCAGTGGCTGAGATGCAGGCCAAACTGGACAAGGCCAGGGAAGCCAAGTCCAAAGCCGACGAAAAGCGTAAACAGGCGGAGGCCTCGGTGGAAATTTTAAAAAAGTCTCTTGAAAATATGGAGCGGAACGAGAAAAAGGCCGCCCTGGGCTCCGATAAGGATGTTGCCCAGTTTGAGGTGCTCTTTAACCAGGGCCAGGAGCTGGCCAACAAAATGCAGGGGCTGCTCCTGAAGGCTCGGGGGCGGGAGGACCAGACCGCCGCACAAGGGATGGAGCGGGCCCTGAAGGCCCTGGCCGAGGCTGTGGGGAGGTGCGCGGAATGAGTGTGGAACTGGCGATTCAGCGCCTGCGGGAGCAGCAGAGCAAGGTAAAGGAGCGCTCTCCCCAGTGGATGGTGGCTCAGCAGCTGATGGACCTGGTCCGGGCAGAACCCCAGTGTGCGGAGATTCTCGCCCAGGACCTGGAGGTGGAGGCCATGTCCATCGTCGAGGCCGAGAAGAAGATCAAGGCCTTCGCGGACAGTCACAAGACCGGCAGCTTTTCCTGCGTAACTCCAGTGGAGTCCGACCGCATTTTAAGGGAGTTCTACGGCCTGCCTCCTCGCCCCGGCGCGGGGGACGGCCTGGAGCCCGCCGGAGGCCTGGGACTGGACCTGGCCGACTTTTGGGGGTGAGGTCATGGAGGATGTGCGGACGCTGATCCCCCGGGAGCCCCCGGAGGGCTTCCTGGAGTGGGCAGCCAAGGAGCTGTGCGGGGAGCTGGACACCTACGGGATGCTGTATGAGCAGGAGTGGGTGGAGGACTGGGGGCTGGAGCAGCTGCTGGACGAGTATGCCAGGCCCCGCAAGCGCCGGATGGTGCGGGTGGAGTGCTCCTGCTGCGGATACCGGGACCTGTACCACTACGGCAAGCTGTCCGGCTGGAATCAAAGAGGCTACGGGTTTGTCCTCCCGGAGAGCTACGCTGAAGTGGAAGGGGGTACCGTCTACGGGGACGGGGAGAACATCCTGTGCCCCCAGTGCGGCGCGCCGGTGCTCATCCGCAAGCGGGCCGAGCTCCGGGGCAAGGGCTATGCCGTCACCGCGGGGGCCAACGCCATGAGCGCCGCTGTGGTGGGGGAGGACCATCTCCTGGTCCTCACCTGCTGGGTGATCCAGCGGCGGACCTTTTACGGCGGCGGGGCCCGGCTGACAGCCATCCCGACGGAGGCCTACGTATTCTCTGCCACCGAGTGCGCCCAGCTGATGGGCTGGCGGAACGGCTACAGCGGTACCGCCGGCTACTTTATCCAGTACACCCAGACATGGAGGCAGCCCAAGGACTGGACAGAGCGGTGGGGCCAGGAGGAGCACATCTTCGGCCTGACACCGGAGCTGGTGGCGGGCAGCTGTCTGCCCCACTGCAAGCTGGATGTGTACATGAGAGAACGGCCGGGGGCGAAACACTACCCCGCGCCATACCTGCGGCTGTACCAGGAACACCACACAGTGGAGGCGCTCCTGCTCCACGGGCTGCCCCGGGTGCTGGATGACCTGATCGAGGCCCACGCGGGGAGTAATCTGTGGGAGAACAACCGAAAGGGGCGGCTGGAGCTGTCCGAGCTGGACTGGAGCCAGACCCGGCCGGCCCAGATGCTCCATCTCACCAAGGACGAGCTGCGCCTAGCCCGTGAACAGGACTGGGGCGTGCTGTTCTGGGACTTGTTCCGGTACAGCAAGGCGGCGGGGGAGACGCTCACCGGCCAGGATATCGAGAACGCATTTTATCTGGGGGACGAGCATGTGGGCCAGCTGGTGGGTCGGGGGCCGGTGGCTAAGAGCATCCGGTATCTGCTCCAGCAGTGCGGCCAGTGGGAGGACGCCTATGAGCCGGAGCCGGAGGACGAGGAACCCGAACCGGACGCCGTTATCCCGGACGTGTCGATCCTACTGGATTACTGGTCCATGGAGGAGCAGCTTGGACAGGACCTGACTGACACCCAGGTCCGCTTTCCCCGGAACCTAATGGCCGCCCATGACGAGGCCGCTGACCAGATGCAAAAGCGCAAGGAGGCGGGGAGGGCAGTCCTATTCCGCATCCGGCGGCGGCAGCTGTCCCGGTGGTCCTTCGCGGCGGATGGCCTGCTGATCCGGCCGGCGGCCAGCCAGCAGGACCTCACCGACGAGGGCAATCACCTCCACCACTGCGTAGGCACCTACGGCAAGCGCCACGCGGAGGGAGAGTCGGCCATCTTCTTAATCCGCCGGAAGTCCAGGCCGGGAGAATCCTATTACACCCTGGAGCTGGACGAGAAAAAGCTGACTGTCCGGCAAAACCGGGGGCTGCGCAACTGTCCCCGCACCCCGGAGGTCCAGGCCTTTGAGGACCTGTGGCTGAGCTGGGTGCGCGCCGGAGCCCCCAGAGACGAGCGGGGAAAGCCGGTGGTCTCAGCCGATGAAAGAAAGGGGATCGCATAAATGAAACTGTTAAAAGCCGGCGACCCGTGCCCCTATCGGTATCTTCGGTTCGCGTCCCCCGCGTTTATCAAGGCCCCCAGGCGGCGGGGGTATTTGAGCAATCGATAGGAGGGCCATATGAAACTGAAAATGAAGGTGGCGCGGGCCTACAAGAGCCCGTATGAGGCGGAGCCAACGCCATGCACGCTGCTATGCGTGTCGGCCAGATACACTCCAGAAGCCGGGCTCTATGTAGAGCGCGGAGACATCAAGGACGGGGTGTTTTACCCCAACAAGGGCGGCGAATGGATGTATGAGGCATTCATGGACCTCCTGGACTGCACGCGAGAGCCGAAGGCCAGTGAGACCCGGGAGAAATTCCGGCTTCTCATCGGCGGAGATGGTGACCCAATGGCGCAGCTCAAGCCGATCAGGATCGAGCTGAACGTCGCCGGAGCAAAGGAGGGGCGGCCATGAAACTGAGCGACTGCACCAAGGCGGAGCTTTTGTGGGTGATTCAGCGGGCGAAGGAGCACAGCCTGGGGAGCATAAACGGATACCTGGACCACGCCCTGTCCGATTTGCACTGGAAGCGGGCCCAGGATCGGCTGAAACGGGCGGAGGCGATATCCCAGGAGGCCGACCAGGTGCGGGGCAGATTCGTCGAGCTGATGCGGCCCTATGACGGGAAGCGATACATGGACATCCCGCGGGACGTTCTGGAGGCCGCAAAGACAGCCATCCAGCGGGCGGACAAGATGGACCGGGAGTACCTGAAGATCATGCGGGAGGTGGATAAGCTATGAAATATGGAACATGCCGGGGGTGCAGAGCCCCCATCGTGTGGATTCGGACCCCGGGCGGAAAGAGCATGCCATGCGACCCGGAGCCGGTCCATTACCGGGAGCGCGGCGGGGCTGCGGGGAAGATCGTCACCCCGAACGGGACGGTTTTGAGCTGCGACCTGGACGTGGAGCCGGAGACGGCCACGGGGATTGGGTACATCAGCCATTGGAGCACCTGCCCCCAGGCAGGGCGGTTTCGGAGGAGGGAGGCCCAGCCATGAGCATGACGCGGGAAGAAGCGATTGATATTCTTGAAAACGAAAAGATGTGCGTAAACAATGAAACGTGCCAGAGAGAGGAGTGTGCAACGTGCTCCCTGGTGATGGACAAGGACAAAATTTTGACCGCCCTTGATATGGCCCTCTCCGCCCTCCGCCCCGTCAGCCGGGAGCGGGTGGAGAAGGTGTGGAGGGGTGAATGGATAACTCCTACTATTATCGGCGGCAGAGCTTATAACATCCCGCATTGCTCCGCTTGCAATGGTGTCCCGTGCGGGACGGATGAGCACACCAGATTTTGCGCCCACTGCGGCGCTCCCATGACGGACGAGGCCGTGGAGATGGTGATGGAGAGATTGGAGGCGCTGAAAGATGGCAAGGGCGATTGATAACGAAGCGGCATATCGGTTTTTGAGCGAACAACTTGTGAAAGAAACCGGGGCGTTTTCCAAAGGCGTAAATAAGGGGCTGAACATTGCCAGGTCAGCCATGCGGAACCCGGACGCAATTCCCACCCTCACCCCGCCGAACGAGTGGGTGAGCGTGGAGGAGAGGTTGCCAACGGATGAGCGTCCGGTTTTGGTATTCGTCGGTTATGCAGACACCATGACGGGATTTATTACCACTTCGTCCTATTTTTGCTTTGACGTAAATCCGCATTGGCAGTGGGATGGATTGGTCCGGGATGAGCAACGGACTCTTTTCTGGATGCCCCTTCCTGCACCGCCTGACCGCCGCCCGCCGGAGGGAGAGGAGGGAAAACGGTGAACCGAAGAAAAAACATGCGCCGCCTAAACACTCTTGTTACTGCCCAAACTCTATACCACCTGCAGCGGCTGGCAGACATGGACGGAAACAGGAATGTGGGACGGGTGATTGACAAACTGGTGCGGGACCGCTGCCAGAGGCTCAAACAGATTGAAACCATTTTGGAGGAGGCGGGGGCAGATGCTCCGGATTGTGATTGATGTGAATACGCCTGCGGGGTACGCCCAGGCGGTCAAAGAGGACCTGGCCATGCATCTGGAGCGCTGGGGCGACGCCCGGGTGGTGGATGTGAGAGAGGTAGAGGCAAAAAGAAAATGAAAGGGGACGTAGATATGCAACCTGATTGCAGCACCTGCAAATATTACCGATACATTTACGAGTCCTCACACGGGATGAAATGCTGCCACTACCTCCTCCAGACCCACCACGCGCGGAAACGTGATGGAGAAAGGTGTTTATCTTATGAGCCAAAAGCGGAAAAAACCAAAAAGAAGAATCAGGCTTAGGCCAATAGTCCAAAAGGTTTTCCCATGTCAATACAGTGCCATGGAGATCGGGAGCGGAATCTGGTGCACCGGATGGTACGTGCATGAGAAGATCGTAATATTTGGAGCACGCGTTGAATGGCTAGATAGGCACTGGCTTTATAGTGGTGCGGAAGAAAATGAGAGAGTCCAAATCGATCCGGATACATTGGAGGAGGTGCAGTAATCATGGCAAAGGCAATCAAACATATCACGGCGGGGCTGCTCCACATTGAGGTCATCGGGACCATTCCGGACCGGCCGCCGGGACGGCGGGGGCGGGCGGCCCGGAGCTGCACCACCTCGCCGGCCCAGCAATTCTATAATGATAAGTGCTCCTGGCGGGAGCTGGAACTGATGGTGGCGGGGAATTTTGGACGGCACGCCCTGGTGCTCACCCTGACCTACGACAATGAACACCTGCCGGAGAGCAAGGCTGCGGCCAACCGTTATTTCCAAAAGTGTATCCGGAAGCTGCGGGCCGCCCGAAAATTGCGGGGAGCGGAACTGAAATACATATATGTGACTGAGGGCTTCCACGAAAAGCGGGAAAACGACTGGCTGGAGGGGGACGGCTCCCTGGAGGACCGCCGCCTCCACCACCATGTGGTTATCAACACCACGGGGATCGACGACCTGGAGGAGATCCGCAGTCTGTGGCAGGGGGGAGGGTACATCCGGGCGGAGCCGCTGGATGTCCACTATTATAAGGAGCTGGCCAAGTACATGACCAAGGAGGCCCGGGAGTTTGGCCGGCCCAAGCCCGGGGAGCGAACCTGGCGGAGCTCCAGAAATTTACAGAAGCCAACTGTGGAATACATCGAGATTCCCAGCGACAGCGTGACCCTGGCTCCGCCCTACGGTGCGGTGGACTATGAGCCGTTCCACGAGCGAAACCCATATGGATTTTCGGACTGCGTGGGAGCTAGATACCTGCTGTTTCCACAGAAGCCTCGCCAGGAGTACAGCTACATCAGGCCCAGGGCCAGGAACAATCGAACACCTTAATAATTATTTGTGCTTGAAACCAATCTTAATAATTCGTCAGGGGTTGTAGAAATGGAGGCGGACCTATTGCAAAAGCAGACGGAAACGGGTAAACTGGTCGTAAAGGACGGATGGGTAATCTGTCCGGTGTGTGGCAAGGGGAAACTCCTGAAGCTCCGGCCGGACACCACCACCCGAAACCTGCCCTGCAAGTGCAAACGCTGTGGGCAGGAGAGCCTTGTGAATATTGATGCGCCTGAGCCAGCGTCCCAAGAGACCAGCGCCTGAGCCAATGACAACCCGAGCAGTCGGGTGTCGTGGCTTGGGCGCTTTTTGTTTTGCCTGGAGGTGACAGCCCATGGACTACAAAAGCAAGCGTTGGCGGCGTAAGCGAATGCACATCCTTCGGCGAGACAGATTCCGGTGTCGGGAGTGTGGCCGGTATGGGCTAGCGGTTGACGCAACAACCGTTCACCACGCATGGCCAGCGGAGGATTTCCCGGAGCTTGAGTGGGAGGACTGGAACTTGATTAGCCTGTGTAGCGGATGCCATGGTGCCATGCATGATCGAGTGAGCGGGGCTCTGACGGATTTGGGGCTTTCCTGGCGCCGGAGGGTATCCCCCCCCTCCTCCTCCCCCTAGTCTTAGACCCCCAAGGGTACCAAAGGGCGGGACATTTTCCGACGGCGGGGAAACTTGACAGGGGGGTAAATCGAAACGCAGAGCATGACGCGGGCACATGGCGCGCGCGGGTCGCGCCCGCAAACAACGCGCCCGCGCGGCAGGACCAGCGGGAGGCGATAATTTGGGCCGGGAGGCTATGATTCGGGCAGACATGGAGTCGGTCGGCCTATACAGTCCGATCTATGACGGGACGATCCGTCAACTGGCCAAAACGGAGCGGGAGCTATCCCGGGCGGAAAAAACGTGGAAGTCCGCCGGTGGGAAGATGGTGGCCGAACTGGTAAACAAGACCGGCGCAACCTACACTGCAAAGGACCCAAACTACGCTGTGGTGGATCAACTGCGGAAGGATGTCCTAGCACTTCGAACCCAGCTTGGGTTAACTCCCACCGGATTTGCCCGGGCAAAACGTGGCAAGAAAGTGATGGAGACAGAAACAGACGGCCGACTGGAGTCTCTCCTAACTGCTGCTCGGGAGTATGCAGTGGAGCACGCCGCAGAATACAGCGAACAGGTGGATGGCTATGTTTCCGGTGTCCTCTCCGGTGAACTTCTCGTCTGCGAGGAGATCCGGCAGGCCTGCCAGCGGTACATAGATGATCTAGCCAGCGGAAAGTGGGAGCTCCGAGCAGAGCCAGCCAACGAGATCATTGCAATCATCGAAACTATGATCTGCCACCAAAAGGGGCAATTCCTGGACGCCACGCCTCTAAGAGGCACCCCTTTCTATCTGCTGCCTTATCATAAGTTTATCGTTTACAACATCATGGGATTCTATGTTCCTGGTACCCAGGAACGCCGCTTCAAGGAAGCCCTGGACTTTGTTCCTCGAAAAAATATCAAAACAACCTTTGCTGCAGCTCTGGCGTGGGCTCTTGCCCTATATGAGAGCTTGAGTGCTTCCACGGTTTATGTAGTGGGCGGTGCCTTGAAGCAGGCCATGCAAAGCTTTGATTTCCTACGCTATAACATCAAGCGGGAGCGGTTGACGGTCGATGACGATCCCGTGAACGGGCTGCGAATTATTGACAACAACATGGAGCATTCCATCAGCGGCGATGTGGGCGACGGTGGATATCTGTCTATCAACGCCCTGGCATCCAGCGTAGACAACCAGGATTCCTTTAATGCCAACATTGTTATCGCCGACGAGATGCATACCTACAAATCAGCCAAGCAGTACCAGGTGTTGAAGGACGCCACAAAAAGCTACACCAACAAGCTGGTAATCGGGATTAGTTCCGGCGGCGACCTAGCAGAGGGATTCTGCGCCCGGCGTGTGGATTACTGCCGGAAGATCCTTAATGGGACCATCAAGGGCCCGGAGGCGGATTCCATCTTTGTGTTTATCGCAGCGGCCCCACGGGGCGAGGACGGTGAAGTTGATTATACAAATCCTAAGGTGCTGGAGTGCTGCAATCCTGGCTGGGGCCAGAGTATCCGTCCCCAGGAGATGATCAACGACGCCATGCAGGCCAAAGAGGACCCACAACTGCGGCCGGAATTTCTCCAGAAATCCCTCAACGTCTTTATTGCCTCCCTGCGGGCCTGGTTTGATATTGAGGAGTTTCGGGCCAGTGACAGCAAGTACAGCTGGACGTTGAAAGAATTGGCCCGGCTTCCCATCCATTGGTACGGTGGAAGCGATTTATCTAAGCTCTACGACCTAACCGCCGCAGCTATGTTTGGTCACTACAATGGGGTTGATATCATCATTCCTCACTGCTGGTTTCCTTTAGCAGCCGCCACAGTCAAGGCCCACGAGGACAACATCCCGCTGTTTGGCTGGAGCGAGGACGGCTGGTTGGACATGTCCAACGACAAAACCACCAACCACAGCGATGTGGTTCGCTGGTATAAGCACATGCGGGACGATTTAGGCTTTCGATTCCGCCGGATCGGCCATGACCGAAAATTCTGTACAGAGTATTTCGTGGAGATGAAGCAGGCCCATTTCTCAATCAAAGATCAACCTCAGTTGATGACACGAAAGAGCATGGGATTCCGGTATTTGGAAAATAGCGCCAAGCGTGGGACCCTGTACTATCTCCACGCAGAGCCGTTTGAATACTGCGTGCAAAACGTCCGAGGCATCGAGAAGGCCGACGATATGGTAATGTATGAGAAACTCCAGCCGCATTTGCGTATTGACGTCTTTGACGCGGCGGTGTTTGCCTGCTGCGCCTACCTGGACGATCTGGAGCGGGTGCAGAAGGAAAAGAACTGGTTTGGAGAGGAGGCAGCCAATGGGTAAGAAAAAGAGAGCTGGAAATGCCGTCCGGGATAAGCCCGTCCAGCGGAGCGGCTCCGTTGGCTTTGTCCTGGGCTCAGACTGGGGCACAGCCTGTATGGAGGGCTATACCCGTCTATCTGACAACCCAGAAGTGCGGATGGCAGTTGGCCGGATCGCCGATCTGATCAGTTCCATGACCATTCGCCTCATGGCCAACACGGACCACGGAGACGAACGGGTGTACAATGGGCTGTCCCGGCGCCTAGATATTACGCCAAATCCCTGGATGACCCGTAAGACCTGGATGTCCGCCATTATTTGGACCCTGCTGCTGGACGGCGGTGGAAATGCAGTGGTCTTCCCCAGAACCAGGAACGGCTATCTGGATGCCCTATATCCTATCGCACCTTCTCAGGTGTCCTTTGTTCCTGATGGCTACGGATATCAAATCCTCGTCGGCGGGCAGCCATTCTCCCCAGAAGATCTGCTCCATTTTGTAGTCAACCCTTCCACGGAGCGCCCGTGGTACGGCACTGGCTTCCGGGTGGCGCTGAAAGACGTGGTCAAAAATCTGCAGCAGGCCGGCAAAACCAAAAATGCCTTTATGTCCTCGGAATGGAAACCCTCGGTAATTATCAAGGTGGATGGCAACACCGATGAGCTCACCAGCGAGGCGGGCCGGCGGCGGCTGTTAAACCGCTATGTGAAATCCAGCGAGGCTGGGGAGCCCTGGTTGATTCCCGCTGAGCAGATGGAAGTGGTCCAGGTCAAGCCGCTATCCCTAAACGACCTAGCTATCTCAGACAGTGTGAAACTGGACAAGCAGTCGGTGGCAGCCATCCTGGGCGTCCCACCCTATGTGGTGGGCGCCTCCGGGTACAACCAGCAGGAGTGGAACCACTTCATTTCCACCACAGTGATGCCCATCGTTCGGGGCCTGGAGCAGGAGATGACCCGCAAGCTGCTGTACTCCCCGGATATGTACATTTCGATGAATCCCTGGGCTCTGTACGCCTACGACCTGAGGGACCTGTCGGAGATCGGTTCCAACCTATTTGTCCGGGGCATGATGACTGGAAACGAGGTCCGAGGCTGGCTCCATCTGGAACCCAAGGAGGGGCTGGACGAGTTGGTAATCCTGGAAAACTACATCCCTCTGGGAATGATCGGAGACCAGAAAAAACTATTGCAGAAGGCAGGTGAAAATAATGATGTATGAGCGCCGGACTATGGTGGTTTCCAGCGGGAACTACCAGACCCGGGAAGATGGTGGTGAGCTGTATATCGAAGGTTATTTCGCCGTATTCAACTCTCCGTATGTGATCATGGACGGGGTGACAGAGATTGTGGCCCCTGGGGCCTTTTCAGACACTTTAGGAGAAGATATCCGAGCACTGACCAATCACGATACTACGCTTGTGCTGGGGCGAAACAAGGCCGGGACCCTGACCTTGCGGGAGGACTCCCACGGTCTTTGGGGAAGCATCCGCATCAACCAGGCGGACGCGGACGCCATGAATCTCTACAACCGAGTGAAGCGGGGCGATGTGGATCAGTGCAGTTTCGGCTTTATCATCCTGGCCGAGGAACGCCGGGTCCTGGAAAACGGCGACGTGCAGTACGTCATCCTCAAAGTGCGCCTGTTCGAGGTGTCCGTGGTCACATTCCCAGCTTACGAGGATACCTCTGTCTCCGCCCGAGCCCGGCAGGAGGAAAATATCCGCCAACGGGTCTTTGCTGAGAGAAAAGAAAAATTGAGAGAAAAACTGAAAGGAGCGACCAAAACATGCTGAAGACCTTGATGCTGAGAAAAAAGCTGGAGGGCTATAATGCCCGTATGGCGGAGTTGAATCAGCGCACAGCGGAGCTGGCCACCCGGGAGGGAGAGCTGGAGACTGCCATGAACGAGGCCCAGACCGAGGAGGAACTGCGCAGTGTAGAAGAACTGGTGACAGCCTTTACGGAGGAGCAGCGATCCCACCAGGAGGCAGTATCCGCCCTCCAGGCAGAAATTGACGCTGCCACCGAGGAACTGCGCTCCCTGGAATCTCAGACCCCGCCTCTGACCTCCGGCGAAGGGGAGCCGGAAAAAACTCATTCGAGAGAGGAGAGAACCGTTTTGACCAGAATTCAGACCAGAGCTTTTGGCTCCATGACCGCGGAGCAGCGCTCCGCCTTTATCGCCCGGGAGGACGTGAAGGAGTTCCTGACCCGATTCCGGGAGATGTTTGCCGGCGGCCAGCGGCGCAGCGTCACCGGCGCGGAGCTGCTGATTCCCACCGTGATCCTCAACCTCCTGCGGGAGAATATCGAGGACTACTCCAAGCTCCTGCGCCGGGTGCGCTTTGTTCAGGTCTCCGGTCGGGCCCGCATCCCCATCATGGGCACCATTCCTGAGGCGGTGTGGACCGAGGCCTGCGCCGCGCTGAACGAGCTGTACTTCACCATCAACGACGTGGAAGTGGACGGCTACAAGGTGGGCGGCTATGTCTCCCTGTGCAACGCCACCCTGGAGGACACCGACGGCGTCCTGCTCTCGGAACTCATCATCGGAATGGGCGCGTCCATCGGTATCGCCGCTGACAAGTCCGTCCTGTTCGGTACCGGCGTGAAGATGCCCCTGGGCATCGCTACCCGGCTGGCCCAGACCACCCAGCCCTCCAACTACCCGGAGGCCGCCCGGCCCTGGGTGAACCTCTCCGCCTCCAATGTGATCACCATTCCCTCCGGCTCCACCACCGGCCTGACCCTGTTCCAGCAGATCACTCTGGCCGCCGGCGCCGCCAAGGGCAGGTATTCCAGAGGGGCGAAGTTCTGGGCGATGAACGAGGAGGTCTACACCAAAATCCAGGTGGAGGCCATGAACATCAACGCCGCCGGCGCCATCGTCTCTGTGATGAACGGCACCATGCCCGTGGTGGGCGGCGACATCGAGGTGTTCAGCGAGGACGTCATGCCCGACAACACCATCATCGGCGGCTACGGCGACCTGTATCTCATGGTGGAGCGGGCGGGCACCTCCGTGGGCTACAGCGACCAGGCCCTGTACATCCAGGATAAAACGGTGGTCAAGGCCACCGCCCGGTATGACGGCACCCCGGTAATCCCCGAGGCCTTTGTGGCCATCGGCATCGGCGTGGCGCCCACCATGACCATGCCCTTCCCGCCCGACTTGGCCAACCCCGCTGTGGCGGCTCTGCGGGCCCTGACCATCGGCTCCCTGACCCTGAGACCCACTTTTGACCCCAATGAGAACACCTACACCACCACGACCACCAATCCCAGCGACGTCATCAGTGCCGTGCCCACCACCGGATCCCTGGCCATCGTCAAGGTCAACGGAAAGAAGGTCCAGAACGGCGCCGCCGCCACCTGGACCGATGGCTCGAACACGGTAGCCATCGCTGTGACCAATGGCGATGAGACCGTAAACTACGTGGTCGCTGTGACCAAGAGCTGAGATGGCCCCCGCTATGGATGATGAGGCGGCCATGCTGTCCCTCCTGAAGTTGGATCTTCAGCGGACGGGAGATCTCCCGGGAGATCCGGAGTATCTCCCGTCTCTCCTGGCGGCGGCAAAGGCAAACCTGACGCGGCAGGGGATTCAGGATGACGGAACCATGGACTATGCCCAGACTGTCATCGGGACAGCCGCATGGATCTATCGCAAGCGGATCACAGGCGAGGCGGAGCCGGCTTATGTCCGGCGATTTCGGCTGGATCTTCTGCTGGCCAGAGGGCGGGGTGAATCCACATGATCCTGGATTCCGGGGTGCTGACCATCTACGCGGTGTCCTCCACCGAGGGCACCGCGCCCCCGCCGGTGAAATGGTCGCTGAGCAAGAAGCGCACCGCGGTATTTGGAGACCGGGTTGTGGGAGCTACCCGCTACTATGCGGCGGCCAAGGCCGGCCAGCGGATCGACCGGACGGTGCGGATCTGGCGGGACCATACTATCCCTCTCTCTGTGCGGGATATTTGCCTGGTGGATGCTCTCTACTATGTGATACGCAAGATCACACCCACCACGGACGAGGACGGCCTTCTGGTAACGGACCTGGACCTAGAGGACAACGACGGGGTGATAAGGGGGTATCTAGCTGAAGATTCGAATTGATGCGCTCAGCGAAGCGGTCCAAGCAGAATTGGAACAGTATGCCGGTGAGGTGCAAGAAAATGTAGATGCGGCCGTGATCCGGGTCGCACGGCGGTGTCTGAAAAAAATCCGGAAGGATTCTCCGGAACAAAGCGGCGCATACCGGAAGGGCTGGCGCATGCAGATCGAAAAAGGCCTGCTGAGCACAGCCGCTGTCATTTATAACCGGACCAGATGGTTTTTGATCCATCTCCTGGAGGATGGACATCAAAAGGCAACCGGAGGTCGTGTTGAGGGGACCCCTCATGTCGAGCCAGCGGAGCAGCAGGCAGAGAAAGAGCTGGTGGATGAGATCACCAATGTGCTAAGGGAGCGGTGACTATGACCCACGAAGAGCTACTGGAAATTTTGGCTCCGGTGGGCATCCCATGGGCCTATCACCACTGGGAGAAACCGCCGGTGCCGCCATACGGGGTTTACCTGGACGGGCCCTACGACCCCTTTCATGCGGACAATACCAACTACTTCAACGCCCGGGAGATCCGACTGGAGATCTACGACACGGTACGGGACCCGGCGCTGGATAGGATGGTGGAGGCGGCCCTCACTGCCGCGGATATTCCATATGAGGCAGACTTTTCCTTTTTGGAAAGCGAGGGCCTATACGAATCAATTTTTGAAATCGAGGTGTAGAAAATGGCTGATATGAAGAACAAGGTCAAGTACGGCCTGAAAAATGCTCACTACGCGCCGCTCACCGTCGACGAGGCCGGAAATGCCACGTTTGCTACCCCCATCCCCATCCCGGGGTCCGTCTCTCTGACCATGGACGCCCAGGGCGACACAGAGACGTTTTATGCCGATAACATGGCCTACTTTGTCTCGGCAGCCAACGATGGATACAGCGGCTCCTTCGAGGTTGCCATCATTCCGGACAGCTTCCGGCAGGATATCCTCAACGAAACCCTTGACGAGCAGGCCCAGATCCTGGTGGAGAACATTAACAACCAGACCAATCCCTTTGCCCTCCTCTTTGAGTTCCAGGGCGATAAGCGAGCCATTCGCCACGTGCTCTACAACTGCACCTGCGGACGACCCAGCGTGACCGGCTCCACCACGACCAACACCAAAACGCCAACCACAGAAACCATGAATTTGACTGGAGCACCGCTGGCCAACGGCAACGTCAAGGCCAAGACCACGGCGGACACCCCTGCAGCGCAGTACAACAACTGGTACTCTGCCGTCTGGCAGCCGCTGGGCGAGCTGGCGGTGGTCAGCGCCGCCGGTGAGAGCGCTGGAGAGACAATCCTGACTGTGACGCCCGCCCTGGGGACCGGCCACAGCTATAAAACCAAGACCGGCGCAACTGTGGCGCTTCCGGCCTATGGAGCGACCGTGGGCTCGGGCTGGACGGAGTGGGACGGCACAGAGGCCATCAGCGCCACGAACGGCCAGCAGATCGCGGTGGTAGAGGTGGACGCATCCGGTAAGGCGGTGGCCGGCGGGACTGCGGCAGTAGTCGCCAGTGAGGGCTGACCATGACCAAAACGATTGAGATCGACGGGAAAGCGGTCACCTTCCGGGCCACAGCGGCCATCCCCCGGCTCTACCGGATCAAGTTTGGACGGGACATCCTCCAGGATATGACGGCGCTCAAGTCGGCCATGGAGGCGGCAGAGCGGGGCGAGGGCCCTATCCCTCCCAAGTTTCTGCAAATTTTTGAGGACGTCTCCTATCTCATGGCCAAGCACGCCGACCCGAACATGGAGGCTAAAAGTCCGGAGGAGTGGCTGGACGGTTTCAACACGTTTTCTATTTACGCTGTTTTCCCGGAGCTCTTTGAGCTCTGGACCGCCAACAATGCCATCCTGTCAGTTGCGAAAAAAAAACACGATCCATCGACCGGGAGATGACCACCGCTCTGTTCCTCCTGCGCGTGGCCCAGCTGGGTATTCCAATCCGAGATCTCGAACTTATGACCATCGGCATGGTCACCGACATGATGATCGAGGCCGAAAACGACACGGCGGAATATCCCCAGCTGGCCACGCAGGAGGACTTTGATAAGTTTTAAGGGGGGGGCTGATTTGGCAAACCGAATCAAAGGCATTACCATTGAGATTGGCGGCGACACCACCAAACTGGACAAGGCACTCTCCGGGACAAATAAGACGCTCCGCGACACCCAGACACAGTTGAAGGATGTGGAGCGCCTCCTAAAATTGGACCCCGGAAACACGGAGCTGCTGGCCCAAAAGCAGCGGCTGCTTGCCCAGTCCGTGGAGACCACCACCCAGAAACTGGACACTCTGCGCAAGGCCGCTGAGAACGCCGACAAGGCCTTGGAGCGGGGGACCGCATATCAGAATGCCTACGATCCTTTGAAGCGTGAATTGGACGGCGTGAGCGCCTCCCTGCGGGGTTTGGAGAACAATGCCGAAAGTATGAGGCAAAAGCTGACGGACGGCGAGATCTCCACAGCGCAGTATGATAAATTCACACAAAAGCTGGAAGATACCCGGAAGCGGGCCAACGAACTTGAACAGGCCATCGAGGCGGTAAACAAGGAGTTTGCGGGGGCCAAGATGGACCAGAAGCAGTATGATGCTCTTCAGCGGGAACTTATAGAAACAGAACGGGCTGCTAAGGATGCAGAAACCGCTTTTGACAAATTTGGTTCTGCAAGCCAGGAGGCAGATGATGCTGCGGGAAAAATGGGTGACGGGTTTACCGTTACAAAAGGTATTGTGGCCGATCTGGCCTCAAGCGGAATTGGATTTTTAGCAGAGAAAGCACTTGAGGCTGTCTCTGCAATTTGGAATCTGGATGAAGCGACCGAAGAATATCGGGAATCCATGGCTCTATTAAGTACAGCATTTGAAACAGCTGGCTTTGAGACCGATACGGCTATGCAAGCATACAGGGGGTTTTATGAAATCCTTGGTGAAACGGATACGGCCACCGAAGCGTCTCAACTTCTTGCCTCACTTGCTGAATCGGAAGAAGATGTTTCCAAATGGGTGAATATCGCGGCTGGTGTATACGGTACATTTGGAGATTCATTGCCAATTGAATCTCTGATAGAAGCCGCAAACGAAACAGCCAAAACAGGAGAAGTCACAGGGGCACTCGCGGATGCGCTTAATTGGGCCAAAATCAGCGAAGAAGATGTTAGCAAACAGCTCTCTATGATGGCGGATGAATCGGACCGTGCACAGTATTTGATGGGGCTATTGTCCCATACATATAGTGACGCAGCAGATAATTTTTACGAAAACAGTCAAGCGATGATAGAGGCGCGGGATGCCCAGATGGAAGTGGATGAAACCACCGCTGCCCTCGGCCAGGCAGTTGCGGACTTGAAAAATCAACTGATAGATTCTTTTGGGCCGTATCTAGTCGAGCTTGCAAAAGCCGGGGCGGATGCCATTAGATTGATTGCTGATGCAATCGAGCTAGTTGGAAAAGGGCTTGATTGGCTTTTGGATAAAATTGGAGGGGTGATTGACTGGTTCAAGCAGCTCTTTGGAATTGGGCAAGAAGTGGAATCCATAGATGTTACAAGTGGAAGTAGCGGGGGACGTATCACCTCTGTAGAAGCCCGAGGGGGCCCAGGAATTTTTGCTTATTATGACAACATTCCAGCACTTGCCTCCGGCGGCCTGATTCCTCCAAACAACCCATTCCTGGCCGTGTTGGGCGACAATCGGAGCGAGCCAGAGGTAGTCTCTCCTGTGTCCACCATCGAAGAGGCCGTTGCCCGCGCCATGTCCAGCCAGCCCAGAAATTCGGGCGGGATACAGAGTACCCGGCCGCTGGTTGTGAATCTCATTCTGGGTGGGCAGCGTTTTGCCAGGGCAATCGTCCCCTATATCAACGCAGAAACCACGCGAGCCGGGGTCAATATCGTTAAGAAATGAGGGGATGAGCTTATGCCGTTTTTGGCGCAGCAGTTGAATATGGACGGAACTACCTATCGGGTGAGGATTGTATACGACACGTTGATCCGCTCTTTTGAGCTTCTGGAAGGCGTCAACGCCGGGGAAATGCTCTCCGGTCGACATGAGCGGGATCTGCTAGGTACCGGCTACACCTATCAAATGCAGGTAGAGCCGGACCCGCGCTATCCCACAGATTACGACGCGTTCTTCGAGGCCATCAGCGCACCGGTAGACAGTCACACCATCATCATGCCATACGGACAGACCACCATCACCTATGAGGCCATGGTGGAAAGCGGGCAGGACACCTATCGGGGAATTGTAGGGGGCCGAACCAAGTGGCGGGGCCTGACTGTCCAATACCGGTATATCGAGCCCCAGCGGGTACCAGAGACCAGTTAGGAGAGACTATGGCAAATCAGATCATATACCGCAGCTGGACGTTTTCCGGGAATCAAATTCGGGATGGGAATCCCTATGATGAAATCTCGCTGCCCAGCTCCGCACTGGGCAGCAGCACGATCCAGGTGACCATAAAGTGCGCAGACCCGTCTATCACCAATTTTCAGAGAAATGAGCCCTTGATTTACCGGCGGGACGGCCGCATGCCGGTGCTCTATTATGTCCAGTCGATCCAGCGGGTAGGACCAAAATTGTATGCCATCAGCGGGACGTCTAAGGTTGGCCTTCTGGAGCAGCTCCCGCACAAAGGGGGAATCTATGCCGGGCAGACAGTTGCAACGATTGTCCGGGATATCTGCGGGCCTTTTCCTGTATACATCAAATCCAACTTAGCTGATATGGAGCTCTATGGCTGGCTGCCATATGCCAAGCCACCGGACCGGTCCGCCCGGGACAATCTGGCTCAGGTGCTGTTTGCCATCGGCGCCTACCTCGGCGTGGATCAGGATGGCACCTTCCGTGTGGAGCCGTTGTGGCCGGGCGTATCCAGCGCCATTCCAGGCGACCGTATTTATAACGACGCAACAGTCCAGTACAATGCGGCGGTTACGGCAGTAACCGTGACCGCTCACCAATATCAGCAGGGTGCTGAAACGGACCGCACGACTCTCTTTGAGGGGACAGCGTCCGCTGGTACGCTGGTGGTTTTCGATGAGCCTATGGCGGAGCTGCAGGCGACGGGATTTGCTGTCCAGGAGAGCGGAGCAAATTATGCTGTGTTGACAGCCGGAACCGGCACCTTGACCGGGATACCATACCTCCACCTGACCAATGACTTTACAAGGGCCATAGCAGATACCCCTGTCGATAACATCGTCACCGTCACAGACGCCACATTGGTGTCAATCACAAACGCTTCTGCGGTTGCGGACCGCATGCAGGCGTACTACGCATGCACAAAAACTATCTCTGCACCTGTTATAGCTCTTACGGAGCGGCCCGGCTATGTGATCAATGTGCTGGATCCATATGATCAGCAGATGGTCACCGCTACTCTCGCCTCCGCAGATATTACGCTTTCGAGGACTTTGCGGGCGGAGGAAAACCTGCTGGTGGGCTTCACGCCGCCCTACAGCGGGGAAATCGTCTATGAAACCAAGCGGGAAGTTCTCACCGGGGGAGGTAACTGGAAGCGGCCGGACGGTGTGACCACTGTGACATACATCCTCATCAGTGGCGCCCAGGGAGGCTATGCGGGCAACTCGGGCGGCCCGGGCGGGGACTATGATCATTTCCAGTACTCCACTGGTGGGCGTACCGAGTTCGGATACCGGTACGGTGACGCAGGGCCCGGAGGCGACGGCGGGCAGCCAGGCCAGGGCGGGAGAATCCTCCAGGGTGAGTTAGATGTTTCAGATCTCCAAACAGTGGCCTACCAGTGCGGCCAAGGCGGCACTGGCGCACCCTCCGGCAGTACCGGTGCAGGCAGTATGGGCAGCGATACCACGTTTGGCCCTGCCAGTTCTGCAGCTGGAGCTACGTCGGAAGACGGATATACCGATCCTATTACCGGAGACACCTACGCCATCTCTGGCCGGACAGGCATTGCGGGCGGGGCCTCCGCCGGAAAAATCCCAAATCAATCTCCTGCGGCGGATAACATCCTCCAATTTCAGCCTGCCCCGAACATCTCCGCCTGGGACGGGACAGTATATAACGGCGGCAACACTCCGAGCAGCGGAGACGAGATTGCTACCCATACCGCCGAACCCAATAATGAGGTGCTTGGCATCGTCTCCGCCGCACTGGGCTCCGGCGCGGCGGTGGGCAGCAACGGAACCAACAGCACCACTTACGGCACCATCACAACCGGCAGTCGGCTTACCGTCACAGCAGCGGACGGATTGGCTGGAGCCAATGCATCTCCGCCAGCTAAAGCGGCCCTTACCATGGGCGGCAACGGCGGCAACGGCGGCGGAGGAGGCAGCCCGGCGGGATTGTGCGGGATCAGCTATGAGCCCGGCAGCGGGGCCTCGACGTCGATTGAGCCTGGTACACCGGGACCGGGAGGCCAGGGCAGCCCGGGAGGACAGGGGGGCGACGGGATTATTATCCTGTATTACTCCGTACCCATTATTCAAGCGGCGGGGCCTCTGGTAACAAAGACACCCAAATGGTTTAATGATAAGTTCGGCCGACGCTTTATTGTGTGAGGTGAGAAAATGATAACAGAGGAACGACTGGCGGCCCTGGAAGCTCAGATGGCCGCCCTCGTGGAACCGCCTACCGAATACTATACCAGCCGGTACAGTGGAGAGGAGATCGACAAGGGGATCGATGGTGCTTTGCAGCTGGGCGGAGCCTCCACGCCCCAGGGGGCCATTGCGGCGCTGGGGGCGGGGGTGCGACCGAATCTGCTGGTCAATCCGTTTTTCAAGGTCAACCAGAGGGGGAATGCCAGTTATACAGGCATCGTACCGACTGTGGACTGCTGGAAATCAAATTCCGCCACACTTACAGTCCAGGTGACGGACGATGGAGTGTTGCTTTCTGGGACCGGATTTGATTATTTAAAAAATTATATTGAGAGCCCGGAACAGTATAACGGGAAAACCATTACCGTTTCCGCGCTGGTCAAAAACCCAGGAGGTCAATTCCGTATTAACCTATACAACGAATCAAAACAAGTATCCAATAACTTTAACATCCCTGCATCATCTGACTGGGTAATTATATCTGGTACCATACATGGCGTCCAGGCATCCAGTGGAGACAAAGTATGCCTTTTGCTCTATCCCGGAGGGGGTATCCAAAGCCAAACCGCAACCGCACAGGTAATGGCAACAAAGGTGGAGGAGGGTGAGACACAGACCCTCGGATACATTGATTCGAGCGGGAATCCGGTGCTTTTGGAGCGCCCGGACCCCCTTGAATTAGTAAAGTGTAAGAGGTACTTGTATATTATCCCCGCATACTACTCTTTGCCTGCTCGCGTTGATGGGAGCAGCAGAATTCAGGCCGTTTTGCAAACTCCAGCAAAAATGCGAATAAAACCCACAGTACCTAGCTCAGCTTATTTTCTCGATTCGACAGGCCAATATTCGTGTACGTTGACTGATACAGATGTTTCTGACTTTGGTGTCCGCCTATTAGGGACTACAACTGTGCAGGGCAAGGGTGGAGTGTTGTTTTTTGCCACACAAGCAACAATTTCAGCTGAATTTTAGTGAGGTGCAAAACTATGGATACATACATCGTATACATCCGCGTCGACTCCTCCAATCGCGTCCTGGAGATCAACTCCAGCGCATTTTTGGCCGACACGGAGGGCTGGATGCAGATCGACGAGGGATGGGGGGACAAATACCACCACGCCCAGGGCAACTACCTGGACGGTCCCCTGTATACCGAGGACGGCATCCCTCGGTACAAACTGGACCGGGGCCGGGTGGTGGAGCGCACCGAAGAGGAGATCGCCGCCGACCTGGCGGCTATGCCCGCGCCCCCTCCCACCCGGGAGGAAATCCTGGAGGCCAAAATCCTGGAACTCCAGCAGCAGCTCCTTAAATTACAGACTGGAGGTTAACCATGTACGATACCATCAAGGACGTGATCAACTCCGGGCGCTACGAGCTCAACGACATGCTCCATAAGATCGACACCCTGTGGGTCCAGGGGGACCTGGACGACGATCAGCGGGACGAGCTGGTGGAGCTGGCCCGGGAGAACGCCACCCCAGAGCAGACCTACGCGCCCATCCAGGAGCAGATCGACCAGGCGTTTGCACAGATCAAGGCCCTGGGGGACCGGGTGG